TTGGTTACAAAGGTTCCAGCGAGGCTGATGCCGCAGCATTCTACTGCCCATACATTCCATTGATGAGCAGTGGTGTTGTTCTAGACCCAGCAACATTCGAACCAGTCGTAGGCTTTATGACTCGTTATGGATATGTTGAGTTGACAAACACAGCATCTTCTCTTGGTAACGCAGGCGATTACTTGAGCGAGATTGCTGTAAGCAACCTAAGCTTCCAGTAAGCATAAAAATTCTCATAGGGATGGGAAGCGAAAAAGGACCGAAAGGTCCTTTTTTGTTGGCTATGCAATTGGTAATTGTTGACAGTGAAGTGCTGCGGTGTGACAACTTGTCTTTACAGCCTCTTCAACAGATAAACCATTACAAATTGATACTGCAAACTGTGCTCTAAACACATCACCCGCGCCTAACGTATTAAGGGCCTGTATTGTTTCTGGCTGGCAAGTTTTTACTTCGCCTTGTTCCAGCCAACAAATTTCATCCTCACTGTTAGTATATCCTACTAAACCACCAAACTGTCGTTGCAAATCGTAGATGCTAAGATTACATAAAGCATAAGTTTCATAACTTAACCAAACGTAGTCTGCCTTAGGATACGATTCTAATGTTTCAATTGGTGCGTCAATGTCCAGCATAGTAGGAATATTATTCAAACGTGCTGCTGAAAATATTTCATTGACCATGGGCATTCTGTGATTGTCTGCGGTAATTAAATCAAAGTTATAGTCTGTGGGTAAACTAATTTTGCGTTTTATTTCTTCACTTTGATGATAGATAACTGTGCGCTCACCTTTGTCGTTTACAATTATGATACTACTTGGTGTTGCTAGGTCTTCTTTGTATTTTACATAATCGTGATTAATGCCATATTCATTTAGTAATTCAACTATAATTTTTGAATATGGATGTTGTTGGTTGCCAAGCACCGTACAAAGTTCAACTTCTGCACCTAACTCAGTTAAAGCACGACCAACATTGGCAGCGTTACCACCGAGAATAATCTCTGCATGTTCACAGCCTACTTTGTTGTTTATGCTAGGTATGGTATTGCTGTAGTAAACTAAATCAGCACAGACGTGACCAACACTTAATATTTTCATATCTTATTTAATAATACTGACTATAGCCCAAATAGTCAATGTTTACGGTAAATACAGTTGTTCATATGAACTCTCGGAGCGCCACTCCGGGCGGCCTAGAACGCTAAATTAAGGAGAAATAAAATGGCAAAATTTAAGACAGCAAAAAGTGCAACAGTTGATATTGGTTATCCAGTAGGAACAGCTCAAGTTGGCGGTAATACCAGCATTACAGGCAATCAAATTAGTCCTGAGGTTAAGGTAGGCGGTAACAGTGCCGCTACAGGATACATTGTACGTAAAAAAGGTGCTACTAAGTTTTTAGTTAATGACCTAGCAGGAAACGAAGGTGTATGCTCTTTGGCAAACACTGACAGTGGTAACCTAACTGCTAACACAATGAGCATTGAATGTACATATGCTAACGCTGCTACATTCTACGCCAGCAGAATTACTAACAAGTTTGTTTGGAATCAAACAGATGACAAATTCTTGGTTGGTACAAGTGCAGACAGCGGAACAACACCTGCAACAGTTGCAGTTCCAGTTGCTTAATGATCATTGTATTACAATGATAGGAATAGGCTCGCAAGGGCCTATTTTTTTGGCAGAACCTTAATAATCAAAAACAAATAAATACTCTATACTAGTAAAACCGGATAAAGAATGGCGCAAGAAATCATTGACTTAGGTGAAGGCCCAGATAGCAACACTGGGGATTCACTTTATACAGCGTTTACAAAAACCAACAGTAACTTTACAGAGTTATACACAATTATTGGTAGCAACAGTACGACAAATTTAACTGGTAATACTATTACTGCAAATTATTTTTACACTACTGGCAATTTAAGAGTTGGTAATGTCAATGGTTTTGGAAATTTAAGCACTATTGGCAATATTATTGGGGCGGGATATTTTTATCCTAACGGTCAAAGTGTTTTTAGTAACATTCAAGCAGATCTTAGCAACATAGCGCAAAATGTTCTTCCTGTTACCTCGGCCACATACACATTAGGCAACGTTAACAAACAATGGCAGCAAGCTTACATTTCTTCTAATATAACATTAAATGGTGCTAATATTGCAATTTCTGATGGCGTACTAACAGTAAACGGTGCAGAAGTAAGTGGCAATTATAGTAATAGTAATGTAGCATCCTATTTGCCTACTTATTCAGGCAATTTAGATAGTTTGGCTGGTAATGTAATTACTACTGCTAATGTTACTGCTGCTTATTTTATTGGTAATGGTAGTCAACTCGAAGGACTGCCTGCTTCTTATTCAAACGCAAACGTAGCCAGTTATTTGCCAACGTATAGTGGTAACCTTGACAGTGTCGACGGTATAACTGCAAACAGTATTAGTGCAACAGAATTTATTGGCAACATTATCCCAAGCGCCAACGTTACTTACAATTTGGGAAGTTCAGATTTTAGATTTAAAGATTTATTCTTAAGTGGAAGTACTATTAACTTAGATGGTGCATCAATTAGTGCCAACAATACCGCAGTGATTATTACAACTGCTGAAGGTGGTACATTTGTTATTCAAGGATCTGAAGATGCAACAACATATAGAATTCAAAATGGCACTTCTAATGTTGACATTCCTGCTAGTGACGGAAATATTTTAATTTCAGTTAACGGTGAATCGATAGCAACTTTTTCTTCCTTAGGTTTAGAAGTTGTTGGAAACATTACACCTGGTAATGTAGATACCGCAGGCAATGTTACAGCCAGTTATTTCTTTGGTAATGGTAGCCAATTAGACGGACTTACAGAATTAAGTGTAAACTTTGCAAACACTGCGGGTACTGCCGAGTTCGTAACCAATGCTACACAGGCAAACATTACCAGTGTTGGCACATTGACCAGTCTGACATTAAGTGGTACACTAACTGGCACTACAGTAGAAGCAGCACAAATTGGTAATAGTGGTGCTACATTAACAGGTACACTAGACACTGCAGCACAGACTAATATTACTTCAGTTGGCACACTGACTGGTTTGACACTAAGTGGTGCACTAAACGGTACTACTCTACAAGCCGCTACAATTGGAAATGTAGGTGCTTCGATTATAGGTAATGGAAGCGCATTAACAAGTTTAACTGGGGCAAATGTTACAGGGACAGTAGCAAATGCAACATACGCGGACAGCGCAGATAGTGCTACAACCGCAACAAGTGCCGACACTGCTGAATTTGTAACTAACGCTACACAGAGTAACATTACATCAGTTGGCACACTAACAAGTCTGACATTAAGCGGCACGCTGACTGGTACAACTGTTGAAGCGGCACAAATAGGTAACAGCGGAGCAACACTAACCGGTACACTAGATACTGCTGCTCAGACAAACATCACATCTGTCGGTACACTAACTGGGCTAACATTATCAGGAACATTGACAGGTACTACACTTGAAGCAGCAACTATTGGTAATGCAGGTGCAAGTATAATTGGCGATGGAAGTCAATTAACCAGTTTAACTGGAGCAAATGTCACAGGTACTGTTGCAAACGCAACATACGCAGATAGCGCAGGCAGTGCTACAACCGCAACAACGGCAGATACTGCCGAGTTTGTAACTAATGCTGCTCAAGCAAACATTACCAGTGTTGGCACGTTAACTTCGTTAACATTATCAGGTACACTGACAGGTACAACTGTTGAAGCAGCACAAATAGGTAACTCAGGAGCCACATTAACTGGCACACTAGATACTGCTGCTCAAACAAATATTACCTCAGTTGGTACATTAACTGGATTAACATTAAGTGGTACATTAACGGGTACAACCATTAATGCTGCCAGCATTGGTAACGCAGGATCTACACTAACTGGTACGTTACAAACCGCCGCCCAAACAAATATTACCTCAGTAGGCACATTAACTGGATTAACACTGAGTGGTACACTAACAGGTACTACTGTCGAAGCAGCACAAATAGGTAATAGCGGTGCTACACTAACAGGTACGCTCGATACCGCGGCACAAACTAATATCACATCTGTTGGTACACTAACTGGATTGACACTAAGTGGTGCATTAAACGGTACTTCACTTAATGCTGCAACCATTGGAAATAGCGGGTCGTTACTGACAGGCACCCTTACTACAGCAAGTCAACCAAACGTTACTTCACTAAGTGACAGCGTTACAATCGGTGAAATCACAATTGGTAGCAATGCTATTACTAGCACACATCATACTATTACATTAGAACCGGCTGATGCAGGTAGTACAGGTAATGTTGTTATTGAAGGTAATTTAAGAGTTACAGGAAATGTAACTTACATTGACAGTGAAACAATCACTACCAATGACAAAGACATAATGATTGCTAACAATACCAGCAACATTGCAGATTTGAATGGTGCTGGTATACTTGTTGGTAATATTAGTGGTGCAGGAATTGTTACTTGGACATACAGCACAACACAAGATGCTTGGATTAGTAATGTTGGAATTGCACCAGCAGCTAATGCTACGTTGGATTTTGGTGGTACAAGTAATTATTGGAACAATGCATACGCAGCAAATGTTATTTCTGAGAGCCTAACAGGTACATTACAAACTGCTGCTCAAACTAACATCACATCTGTTGGTACACTAACTGGACTTACACTAAGTGGTAACTTGGATGGCACAAACATAAATGCAGCCAGTATTGGTAACACTGGCGCAACCATTACAGGTACACTACAAACTGCTGCTCAGACCAATATTACAAGTTTAGGGACATTAACTGGTTTAACATTAAGTGGTACACTAACTGGTACCACAGTCGAAGCTTCTACCATTGGTAACACAGGTGCAACACTAACTGGCACATTGAGTACCGCAGCACAAACAAACATTACATCAGTTGGTACACTGACTGGTTTAACACTAAGTGGTACACTAACAGGTACAACTGTTGAAGCAGCACAAATAGGTAACTCAGGAGCAACACTAACTGGTACATTAGACACCGCTGCTCAAACAAACATAACAAGCGTAGGTACACTAACTGGTTTAACATTAAGTGGTACACTAAACGGAACAACTATACAAGCCGCCATAATCGGTAACTCAGGTGCCAGCATTATTGGAGATGGCAGTCAGTTAACCAGTTTGACGGGTGCAAACGTAACTGGCACTGTAGCTAATGCTACATATGCAGATAATGCAGGCAGTGCTACGACAGCGGTAAGTGCTGACACTGCTGAGTTTGTAACTAACGCCACACAGGCAAATATTACCAGCGTAGGCACATTAACCGGCTTAACTTTAAGTGGTAACTTAGATGGCACTAACATCAATGCGGCCAGCATTGGTAACTCAGGTGCAAGTATTACAGGTACAATACAAACAGCAGCACAAACAAATATTACTTCGGTTGGAACACTAACTGGACTTACACTGTCAGGAACACTAACTGGCACAACAGTAGAAGCAGCACAAATTGGTAATAGTGGTGCAACCCTAACTGGTACATTAGATACTGCTGCACAAACTAATATTACAAGTGTTGGTACATTAACCGGACTAACTTTATCGGGTACACTAACCGGCACAACTGTTAACGCTGCTCAAATCGGAAATATTGATGCTGCAATAACAGCTGCAACAGTAAGTGCTGCCACAATTGGTAATACAGGAACTACACTCACAGGTACATTAAGCACTGCGGCTCAGACAAACATTACATCAGTTGGTACTTTGGTAAGTTTAGGAGTTACTGGCAACGTAGACGCTGGAAATCTTATTACAACTGGAACGGTAGAAGCAACTGGCAATATTTCTACTGACAACTACTTGTTAGGAAATGGTAGGTTTATTCAAGGAATTACCGTCGCAGCTGGTAGTGCAATTGAAAATGGTACCAGTAATGTAGTTGTTGCTGCAAGTGGTAACATTACTGCTGCCGTTGCTGGCGTGACAGATGTTGTAACAATTGCTACCGACGGTGTATACACCGGCAATGTGTTTGTTGACAACACCATTACTGCAGCAACAGTAAATGCAGCTCAGATTGGTAATAGCGGTGCTACCTTAACAGGAACACTTGACACTGCTGCACAGACTAATATCACCTCAGTAGGTACATTAACTGGCTTAACTTTATCAGGTGCATTAAATGGTACTACACTACAGGCAGCAACTATTGGTAATTCTGGCGCATCATTTATTGGTAATGGTAGCCAATTAACAAGCCTAACCGGTGCAAATGTTACAGGTACTGTAGCAAATTCTACATATGCAGATAATGCAGGTAGTGCTACAACAGCAATAACAGCAGATACCGCTGAGTTTGTAACTAACTCCACACAGAGCAACATTACTGCAGTTGGTACATTAACCAGCTTAACTCTGTCAGGTACATTAACAGGTACAACTATAGAAGCAGCACAGATTGGTAACAGCGGTGCTACACTGACAGGTACGCTGGATACCGCTGCCCAAACTAACATTACATCTGTTGGTACACTAACCGGTTTAACTCTTTCAGGAACTCTAAACGGAACAACCGTACAAGCAGCCACAATTGGTAATGCTGGTGCAACTTTAATTGGTAGTACATTAGATACTACTGCAAACGCCACAGTAAATGGATTAACAGTTAATACCAGTACTACTATTTCTACAACTTTAGATGTAACTGGTAACATTACAGGTGGAAACTTATCGGGAACTTTAATAGCAGGCACTTTGAGCACTGCTGCACAACCTAACATCACTTCACTTGGAATATTAACCGGACTTACACTGTCAGGCACGTTAACTGGTACTACTATAAACGCTGCCACAATTGGTAATACAGATGCTGCTATTGTTGGTGCTACAGTAAGTGCTGCAACTATTGGTAACACTGGTGCTGCTATCGTAGGTGCAACCGTTAGTGCAGCCACAATTGGTAACGCTGCTGCCGCGCTCGTCGGTGCAACTGTTAATACCAGTGCTAATGCAACAGTAAATGGATTAACAGTAAACAATAGTGCCACAATTGGTACTACATTAGGTGTTGCTGGTGTTACAACTATTACAGATACTACGGATAGCACTGACACAGTAACAGGTGCACTGGTAGTATCGGGTGGCGTTGGCATTGCCAAACAACTGCGTGTAGGCAATAACGCTGTAATTAGCGGTAGTGCAACTATTGTAGGGGATTTGAACGTTAGTGGTAACGTAAACTATAGCGGTTCCAATAACTTGGTTATTAGCGACAACGTAATCGAATTACACGTTGCCAACGTAGCCAACGTTGCTGAACCCTGGACATTTGATGATGGTAAAGACATTGGTCTGCGTTTCCACTACTATGAAGGTGCAGATAAGAGTGCTGCGTTTGTTTTCAGTCACGATGAACGTAATTTTGAATTTTACGATGATGGTGCACTGGGTGCAAACGTATTTACAGGCAACAGTTATGGCGGTTTAAAAGCAGGACAAGCTGTATTTGTTAACACTACACCGACAACAGGAAATGCAACTGGTGCACTGCAAGTTTATGGCGGCGCAAGTGTCAGCGGTAACCTATATGTGGTTGGCCAGTTTACTGTAGAAAATACTGTAACTTTTTCTAATACAATTTCAGGTACTACATTTGAAGCAGCACAAATTGGTAATACAGGTACAATATTAACTGGAACAATAAGCACTGCTAGCCAGCCTAATATTACTAGCTTAGGAACACTAACTGGACTTACATTATCAGGTACACTAACAGGTACTACTCTTGAAGCAGCACAGATTGGAAATGCAGGAGCAACTATCACTGGTGCTACAGTTGAAGCTGCTACAATTGGTAATTCAGGTACAACACTGACAGGTACACTAAGCACTGCAAGTCAACCTAATGTTACTTCACTGGGTACACTGACAGGACTTACATTGTCAGGTACATTGACAGGAACAACTGTCGAAGCCAGTCAAATAGGTAATGTTGGTACTACCTTTACAGGTGCCAGTGTAAGTGCAGCCACAATTGGTAACTCAGGTGCAACCTTAACAGGAACTTTAAGTACTGCTAGTCAGCCAAATGTAACAAGTCTCGGAACACTAACCGGATTAACCCTAAGTGGCACACTAACAGGAACTACGTTAGAAGCAGCGCAGATTGGTAATAGCGGTGCTACATTAACAGGTACACTAGACACCGCAGCACAAACAAACATAACATCGGTTGGCACACTAACCGGATTGACATTAAGCGGTACACTAACAGGTACAACTGTTGAAGCAGCACAAATAGGTAACTCAGGAGCAACACTAACTGGTACACTTGACACTGCTGCTCAAACTAATATTACAAGTCTTGGTACACTGACTGGGCTAACACTAAGTGGCACATTAACGGGTACTACAGTTGAAGCCGCACAGATTGGTAATTCAGGAGCCACGTTAACTGGTACGCTTGACACTGCTTCACAAACAAATATTACTTCAGTAGGCACATTAACTGGGCTAACACTGAGTGGTACACTAACAGGCACAACGGTAGAAGCAGCACAGATTGGTAACAGCGGAGCAACTTTAACAGGTACTTTAGATACTGCAGCTCAACCAAACATAACCAGTGTTGGAACTCTTGACAGTTTGACTGTTACAGGTAATGTTGCTGGCGGCAACTTAACAACTGCAGGAGACGTAACAACCGTTACAGTAACAGCATCGGGTAACATATCAGGTGCTAACCTTACTACTGCAGGCATAGTTGATGCAACTGGAAATGTTAGTTCTGGCAACTACTTACTTGGAAATGGTAGATTTATTCAAGGTATCACTGTTGAAGCAGGATCCTCTATTGCAAGTGGAACAAGCAACGTTGTTGTTGCCGAAGATGGCAATGTAACATTTGGAATCGGTGGAACCAACGATGTTGCTACTGTTACAACTACAGGAATTGAAACAGGAACATTATCACTTACTGGTACACTAACAGGCACAACAGTAGAAGCAGCACAGATAGGTAATAGTGGAGCAACTTTAACAGGCACGTTAGATACTGCAGCTCAGACAAATATCACATCAGTCGGTACATTAACTGGACTAACACTAAGTGGTACACTAACAGGTACAACTGTAAATGCGGCTACTATTGGTAACTCAGGCGCTACAATTATTGGTAATGGAAGTCAGTTAACCAGTTTAACAGGAGCAAACGTTACAGGTACAGTAGCCAATGCAACTTATGCTGATAGTGCAGGTAGCGCAGGAACTGCAACAAGCGCAGACACTGCTGAATTTGTAACTAACGCTACACAGAGTAACATTACATCAGTTGGCACATTAACCAGTTTAACCGTTACAGGTAATGTCAGTGCAGGTAATGTTAGTGCTACTGGACTAGCAGGTACATTAAGTACTGCTGCACAAACTAATATTACTTCACTAGGCACATTAACTGGGTTGACACTTAGCGGCACATTGACAGGTACCACAATAAACGCAGCCGCAATCGGCAATTCGGGTGCAACTCTAACTGGTACACTGCAGACAGCAGCACAAACAAATATAACTAGTGTTGGTACACTAACTGGATTAACACTTAGCGGCACATTGACAGGTACCACAATAAACGCAGCCGCAATCGGCAATTCGGGTGCAACTCTAACTGGTACACTGCAGACAGCAGCACAAACAAATATTACTTCGCTGGGTACACTCACTGGATTGACTCTGTCAGGCACGTTAAATGGAACTACGGTACAAGCAGCGACTATCGGAAATGCAGGCGCTGCGTTTATTGGTAATGGAAGTCAGTTAACCAGCTTAACAGGTGCAAACGTAACAGGCACAGTGGCTAATGCCACTTATGCTGATAGTGCAGGTAGTGCAGCCAGTGCTACTTCTGCTGACTCGGCAACTCTTGCTGAATATGTAACACAATCTGCACAAGCAAACATTACTAGTGTAGGTTCCAGTCTTACTACAGCCGAAATTACAATTGGTAGTAATGCAATTACAAGTACTCACCATACAATTACTATTGAGCCTGCAGATGCTGGAAGTACAGGCAACGTGGTAATTGAAGGTAATCTGCGTGTTACTGGTAATGTAACTTATATAGACAGCGAAACAATTACAACCAATGACAAAGACATCATGGTTGCTAACAACCAAACTACAAGTTTGGGTATTGATGGCGCTGGTATAATTGCAGGTAATGTCAGCAACGTAGGCATTGCTACATTCACTTACGACCACAGTACAACTAGTTGGCAACCCAACGTAGGAATCACACCTGCTGCAAATGCTTCATTAGACCTTGGTGGTACCAGCAACTACTGGAATAATGGATATTTTGCTGCTATTACTGCACCGAGCATTACTGGTACACTACAGACTGCTGCTCAAACTAATATTACCTCAGTAGGCACATTAACTGGATTGACCTTAAGTGGTACACTAACTGGTACAACCATAAATGCTGCTGCAATTGGTAACTCGGGTGCAACACTTACAGGTACGATACAGACTGCTGCTCAAACTAATATTACCTCAGTAGGCACATTAACTGGATTAACACTGAGTGGTACACTAACTGGTACAACTATAAATGCTGCTGCAATTGGTAACTCAGGTGCAACACTTACAGGTACAATACAAACAGCAGCACAAACAAATATTACCTCAGTTGGAACATTAACTGGATTGACACTAAGTGGTACACTAACAGGTACAACTGTTGAAGCAGCACAAATAGGAAACTCAGGAGCCACATTAACCGGTACACTAGATACTGCCGCCCAAACAAATATTACCTCAGTTGGAACATTAACTGGACTAACATTGAGCGGTGCCCTACTTGGAACTACAGTAGGTACAAGCGGTAACGCCACAGTCAACGGGTTAACAGTAAATACCAGTGCCACAGTAGGCACAACATTGGGAGTTACAGGTAACGCCACAGTAGGCGGCATACTGACAGACAACTACTACTATGCAAACGGTAGTCCATTTAGTCCTGGCGGCGGCGGCGGAACCACAACAGTTAGCAATACTGCACCAAGTTCACCAAGTCAAGGCGATATTTGGATTGATAGTGACAGTGCTATACAGTACATTTACTTCAGTGACGGGGATAGCAGCCAGTGGGCTGAAATGCAAGCAGAATTATCATTCGGACAGAGCAGTTACTGGTTAGAAAAGACAGGCAACTACACAGCAGTTAGTGGCGATTGGTTAATTGTAAATACAGCAAGCAGCGCAATTACAATTACTTTACCTGCTAGTCCATCATTGGGTGATACAGTCAAGATTGTAGACGGCTCTGGTAATGCTGCAACAAATAATATCACTGTTGACAGAAACACTAATAATATAAACGGCACTGCTGCAAATCTAACTATTGACATCGATAGAGCATCTGTTGAAGTTGTTTACTATGATACAACCAATGGATGGATTCTAATAGGAACATAATATGGCAACAACACTATCATCAATTAGAGCAAATACAAGTCCAGAAGTTAACGCTACAACTGTGGATGTTACAGCAAACGTAACTGCCAATAGTTTTATTATTGCAGGAGACGGTGTTTTTTATAGTAACGGAGATCCATATAGTTCGGGCGGTGGAGGTACCTCCTACGATGCTAATGCTACTAGTTCTGGATGGTTTGGTCTGCCCACAGGCAACACTCTGCAAAGAAATGTAACTGCTGAACCAGGTAACGGCTCTATTAGAGTTAACTCAACGTTGGACGTCTTAGAAACCTATTATGATGGCGAATGGGTTACCATAAAAGCTCTTGCTGTGCCAGAAGCCACTGGCGGCACTGTGACAGAAGTCGACGGCTATAAGTATCACGCTTTCACTACATCTGGAAATCTTGCAGTTACCTACTGGCCAGCCAGTGCAACTGCTGATATTCTTATTGTCGCCGGCGGTGGCGGAGGTGCTGGCGGCGCAGCCACTAATGGATCTGGCGGTGGCGGAGGTGCTGGCGGTGTAATATTACTCACAGCCCAAACATTGTCAGCAACTAGTTATTCAATTACAGTTGGCGCGGGCGGCAGTGGAGCAACAGGTTTAGACACTGCTGGTAGTATTGGAGGCAATACAACTGCATTCGGTTATACAGCACTGGGCGGCGGTGGTGGTGGTTGTTTTACCGTCTCCCCAAGTAGTGGTGGCAGTGGCGGCGGTGCTGGTACTGGTGTTGATGCAGGAAGACGAGTTGGCGCAACTACTGCAAATTCCTCTCAAGGTAATGATGGAGGTGACGCTGAAGGCGGCCCTGGCACTTCTACTGGTGGTGGCGGAGGTGCAGGCGCAGCAGGTGGAAATGGTGTTAGTGGGACTGCGGGTGACGGCGGTATAGGATTAGATGCCAGTGCGTATTTTATACGATTTGGCGAATCAGGATACTTTGGCGGTGGTGGCGGCGGATCCCCCGCATCTGGTGATAGCGGAGGTGCCGGCGGAACTGGCGGTGGAGGTGCAGGCGCCGAAGCGCCAGGAAATGGTTCAAACGCTACTGTTAATACAGGTGGCGGTGGCGGCGCTGGTGGCTCAACGAGTAGTGCTTCATCAGGCGGCAATGGCGGATCGGGCATTGTTGTGATTAGATATGCGGTGTAACGGAGATATAAATGGCTAATTTTGCTCAGATAGACGAAAACAATATTGTAACTAAGGTTATTGTTGCTGATAAGCCCAAAATTGATAATGGCACATTTGGTGATCCTGCGACATTCGTACAGACTTCATACAACACAAGAGCAGGTAAGCACTCTAGAGGTCGGGCACCTTTTAGAAAAAATTATGCTAGTGTTGGTTATACATACGATTCTGACAGGGACGCTTTTATTCCACCTAAACCCAATGATTCTGCAATCTTAAATGAAGAAACTTGTTTATGGGAGACTTCCACTGTTGCTGGTGGATAATCGACAGTAGAATACAAAATAAATATGATAAAGAGTAAGATATGGCATTAAACTTTCCAAATAGTCCCAGCACTAATGACGAGTATTCCTTCGGTGGTAAAACTTGGATATACACTGGTTCAGCATGGAAAATAAAAACTGATGGCGCTATTAACGATATTGTAATTGGTAATACTACACCTAGCACAGGTGCATTTACTACATTGAGTGCTACAGGAACATTTACTGGAACAACTGTTGAAGCCGCACAGATCGGTAACAGTGGTGCAACTTTAACAGGTACACTTGACACTGCTGCTCAAACTAATATCACCTCAGTCGGTACACTAACCGGATTGACCTTAAGTGGTACACTAACAGGCACAACTATCAACGCTGCTACAATTGGCAACACAGGTGCTACTATTGTTGGTGCTACAGTAAGTGCTGCTACAATCGGTAATAGTGGAGCAACCCTCACAGGTACGTTGAGTACAGCAGCGCAGACCAATGTTACCAGTCTTGGAACTTTAACAGGTTTAACCTTATCAGGAACACTAACTGGTACTACAATAAACGCCGCTACAATTGGCAATAGTGGAGCAACACTAACTGGTACACTAAGTACAGCCGCACAAACCAATGTCACAAGTTTAGGCACATTAACTGGACTTACACTAAGTGGAACACTGACTGGTACAACTGTTGAAGCCGCACAGATCGGTAACTCAGGTGCAACATTAACCGGTACACTAACAGGTGACGTAACTGGTAACTTGACTGGTACAGCCGCTGCGGCAACTACAGTTGTAACAACACTAACCGGTACATCAGCAAATTACTATATTCCATTTTCACTGAGTGGTGCTGCGACAGGCAATGCATCATTGGGTATTGATGCAGGACTTTACTACAACCCAAGCACCAATTATCTTTTCTATAGTACACTATCTGGTGGGACAATTTTACCAACTGCTATTGACTTTGGCGACGGAACATCAGGTACGGAGCATTTACGTTTTGGCTCCTCAGATGATGTAAAGTTTTTCTACGATGGTGTTAACAACACCATGGAGATGGAACTTGAGTCAACGGCAACAAGTTTCATTATCACAGACAACGCCACCACACGATTTACGTTTGAAAAAACTAATGGAAATCTGACCCTTAACGGCAATGTCAACGCCAACAGTTACATTATTGCTGGGGATGGCGTTTTCTGGGCTAACGGTGATCCATACAGTTCTGGTGGCGGCGCCAGCGGCTACTTTAACAGTTCCTTAACAACGTTCCCGGGATCTGCTGGCGACAGTGATTATGGCTCAGGAGAAACATATGTAGGAGAAAGTGCAACTATCGACGCTTTTCAAATCCCAATTATTCCCAACTATGACATGAACGATCCGCATGGTTCTTTAGAAACGGTAGATCTCGGAGTTCTAACATAAAAAACGATAAATATTTACGGAGTTTATTAAATGCCAACACAAGTACAATTTAGACGAGGAACTGAAGCACAAAATGATGCGTTCACAGGTGCCTCTGGCGAACTTTCAGTAGATACTACTAACGATAGTATTAGGATTCATGACGGAACTACAGCCGGCGGATTTGAACCTAATGCCAGATACGCTGACTTGGCCGAACGTTACGCTACAGATATAGACTTAGAACCTGGTGATGTGGTTGTGCTTGGAGGTGCTAAAGAAATTACTAAATCTACTCAAACAGCAGACACAAGAGTACTTGGAGTTGTCAGTACACAACCTAGTCACAAAATGAATGCTTATGTGGGTGAGATAGCAACAAGAAATCAAACACACCCTTATATTGCATTAACTGGACGTTGTCCTTGTAAAGCCGTTGGTGTTGTTAAACCAGGTGACTTAATGATCACAAGTGATCAGCCTGGCCACGCTCAATCTACTGACCAATATATTGGCGGCGCCGTTATTGGAAAAGCAATTACTGGCAAGGATACGGAAGGTCCTGGTGAAATTGAAGTTGCAGTTGGAAGATTTTAAATTTTAAGTTTTTCCTGCGTTTTTAATTTATTTCGACTTTTTTCTAATCTAATAGTTCTAAACACACCCGGGTGCAATGGCTTTGGAAAGAACTCCAAAGGTACCCAACAAAATCCTTTGTGCTCTCGGTTTAAGTCTGGTACAAACTCTTCTTCTACTTTAATTAAGAACGTGTGGTAGACAAATTTTTTGTTGTCGCTGACAAACTGTTCAATAGGAATAACTTTGGCGCCATCAATCCTACCGCCCAATTCTTCACTAATTTCTCTGTGCAAACCCGCAAGTATACTTTCACCGCGTTCTATTTTGCCACCAACTAAACCCCATGTGTCGGGAAACTTGCCGTCGTTGCGTAGTAAAAATAGATAACGTTTTGTAGCGGTGCAGTAGATCATTGCACCACAACTTGAATTTATATTACCAGTTGCCATTTACCTGCCTCATAGAAACCTTCGTAACTCTTGGCCCATGTATTACCATTCCATACATACTGAATGCCTGTAGTCATATTAGTTGCATAGTATGTATCAGGACTATCACTGGCGTCAAATATTACTACCCAATGTTGTCCGTTATACTGAATAATATCATTGGCACTAGCAACTAATCTAGTATTGTCTGCACCAACCCAGTTATAAGTCGCTACGTTAGCAACATTAGCAGGACTAGTGTAATCATTTACTAAAAGATATCTTGTACCATTTACTAAGTTTTGCAAATCTTTATTAGGTCTAGAACTTTGAGGATCAATAATTGCGTTGATAGGTGAAAGTGTATTGGCTGGTATTGTGTCTACATCTACAGTATATAACAAACTAGTGTCATCGGCAGGGTTGTAAGCCACTGTACCTACAACTTCTGTTGTGCCGTCTGCTAATTCTAAACGAACTTGACTAGTACCATTAACTAAGTTACCATAAACATTTATTAAACTGCGCCATGGCTCATTTACGCCATATTCATATATGCGTTCGCTGAATACAATCTTATCACCTATGTTACCAGTAATTAAATCATTTGCTAATACTGTAATACCATTTACACTTACTACTGTAGTATTTGGGGTTGTAACATTGTTGATAAAATTGTAGGCGTTTGCTGATACATTAGCATTTGCGTTGGCGGATAAAGTAATTTCAGTGTTGCTAACAACATTAGATACTGTGCCTAAAGATATATTGTCTTGACTGACTATTGTAAATCCAGCACGTATATCTGATGAAAATGTAGTGCTCACACCGGTTATAGTGGTACTTTCAGTATTAGCAGTTATAGTGCCTGTACCGCGTTGGCTTAACCCAGTAATTAACATGTCACTGGTAATACCATCTGCATCTGTTAACACAATATTAGCATTTGCACTAACATTAGCAGCAAGTTCTTTAATGTATTGTTGTCCAAATTTGTCGTCGACTGGATCATTGTATTTTACTAAACGTAACTCATCGTTTAGTAAAATTACACCATAATCAAGAGGTGTGAGGTATTGTCTACTAAGTAGATTTGCTTCGTCGTATATTGCGGTGTCTATGTTTCCGTCTGCATCATAAATGCTGGCAATAATTTTTTGTACCACACCAAGTGTTTTAACTAGTGCAGGAGCGCTAATGTAAATTGGTAACTCAAAAGTTAGCGTGGCAATGTCTATGTTAGTATCTGTGCCAACAGGTACAGTACGACTGCTCCAGTTAACTTGACTCAAAAGTACGTAAGTAATACTGGTCCAGTCGACGTAGTTGTCTGTACTTTGTATTTCTAAAGCTGGATTGAATAGTGTACAAATTTGCTCTAGAATTTGTAATTTTTGTTCTGTGTTGCTGGTCCAAATATCTAATTTTAAAGTTAGTTTATATGGAACAGGCATTAGTCTTTCAACGGTGAACGTATCGCCCTGTGTTGTGGCTAAAGCACCTGTTTGAGCGTCATAATAACGTTCACGTAGATGCATTTTATCTACGTAAGTTGGATTCATAATTCTTGAGCGATCATAATCCATGCTTGCAATATAAACTGCCATAGCAGGAGTGCTGTTCAAATAATTTTCACTGTTTTGTTTTAAAATGGCGGATGCCTGTCTACTGCTGTCTCCATATATTACAGGAACACGTTGAAGTGTGGTATTACTATTACGATCCATGCCAAACTCAACCTGAAAGTTTGACACCATACGAATAAACTGCGTAATGTACCTGCGTATTTGTTTATCGTAGAAAAACTGTTGTAAAGCCATTAGTTATCTGCCTTTGGTGTAAGCGCCTTGCTAAGGCTTTGGCGTGTTGGTAGTGTTTCGCCTTCTTGATTGGTGTAAGTTGTGGTATCGTTAACAAAGATACTGCGTAGTGTCTTATTGTTCGGACCTGGAGTCAAGTTAGCGCGAACATTGTCTTCAACTTTGATCCATCTAGCACCATCGTAACGGAATAATCTATTCGGCACGTAATCTGTCCTTAATACATATTGCCCGATTGTTGGACTTCCGGGGAAAGAAGTACCAGCAGTTACAGTAAATCCGTTTGGAGCAGTTCCATCACCGCCTAAGTAAGCAGGAATAGCAACATTGGGAGTAGTTGGACTTGTTGTTGCTAATGTTCTAGTACTTCCTGCGTAAGTGTTTGAGTTATCTGCACCAAGACCAGTAGGATCGCCTGGAGCGCCTGTTGGAGTAAGTGGGACAATATAAAGTTCGTCCATGTTGTTACCACTCTTGTCTACATCCTGCTCAGCTTGATTAATGATAGCATCATTGATTTCTACCAACTTATTATAGTTGCTAGAAACTTGACCAATTGTATCTGTAGTATTTTCACTGGCTTGAATATTATTAAGAATATCTTTATACTCTTGTGCATCTACTAGAGGTGTCATTTTAATGCGCCATAAGTGTGGCCACCAAGTTTGACTGAATCCTTCTGAACTAAATGTACAGTCCTGCACTACATAAAATCTTTTTAGCACTGCAGGAATTGTAGCATCTAACGGATAGTAATCTTTTTTGTGCGGCAGTTCAATAACATCACCTGACATGATTTTACGACCCAACATTGCTATCATGTCATTTAAGTGGAATGTCATGTACACAGTGTCTGCATTTAAGAACAAGCCAAATTGTTCTAAGTTGAAATCATTGTCGGTGACAGTGTAGATGCCACGCATGGAATATACGTTGGCATCGTACTTTCTGTCTCTGTTCTCCAGAAACAACAAGTCTTGTATGTTCTGTTCGCTTTGATTACTGTAAATAGGTTCGTCCCATTCTTTCCAATAGATGCTAATAGGAGCACCATTACTGATTGTACTGGTAGTGTTACTGCTTATTGTAATAGTATTGGCAGTGCTGTTTGCTATTGTAATAGTGGTATTGGCTGCAATACCAATACCTTGTACTGTTTGTCCTGGTTCAAATGTACTGGTATTAGCAAACGTTAAAACTGTACTGTTGGCACTGACTTCAGAAGTTAGGGCATAGGCATTTGCCTGCGGATTTGTACCAATATATTTGTGTAAGTATACGCCTGTACCACCGATAGTAAACTCTTCGGATATACGTTTATCAAAAAATCTATAATCGTTGGTGTGGTTTTCACGCCACATGCTTAATCTTGGCATAAGTCAGAATCCAGTATTCTTATATTTATGGCGATATGAATTGTAAATAGTCCAAAAGTAATGTAGTACTTTAGTACTACTTGCACAATAATGATAAATCTGTTATAATACAGTTTTCCAAGAAGGATCAAAAATGGCTACAGTAGCAGGCGTCAAAGTAAAAGCAAAGAAACCACGTACAGTATCGTTTCACAGTAAACCCACAGATGGTCCAGTTTGGGACACGGAACAGGCCCGTGAACTGCCACAGGAAGAATTTGACCATTTGCTACGCAAGAGCATGAATTACTACAATTATCACTATAGTCAAAAAGATTTGAAAAAGTATGTGGTTGAGTGGATGCGTTCAGGCGGCGAGTTTACCAAGGAAGAAGTTAAGAAGTTCGAGCGTAGCAGTGATAGGTTGCTGAGCATGACTGCCTGTAGTTTGGTTATGGCTCATCGTCAGGGCATGCCGTTCCGTGAACGCCATTTAGAGTTTTTGGACACAGAACTGACCCGTGTTTTGGAGGCTGTTACAGAAGACGAACCCGAAGAACAAAAAACGGAACAAGTCACAGAAGCCTACAAGCCCACGATTCAAGACAGACTACAGGAAAAAACCAGCGAACTGATTGGCGAGATAGAAGGCCATTACGATGAATTGGTTACTGAGGGTAAAACTGAGTTTAAACCTTATGACTTTTTGAGCGGTAATAATGTAGTGCAAAGCCAACTTGGAAAGTACGAAGCACTATTTCAAGCACGCCGAGAAGAACTGGAACTGGCACAGAAAAAAGCAGATCCGCAATTAGTTGAAGGTTATAAGCATTACAAAGCACAGGACTACAAGCGACTGATTGCCTGGATCGATGCATTGTTGGAAGCAGTTGAGCAGTATCGTGGTGTTAAAAAGGCTACTAAGAAATTAAGAGTTAAGAAAGCACCCAGCAAAGAAAAGCAGATCAGTAAACTCAAATACTGCAAGGAAGATAAAACACTAAAATTAGTCAGCGCCAATCCTGCAGAAATTATTGGTGCCTCTGAGTTGTGGGTCTACAATACCAAGACACGCAAACTGGGCAAATACATTTCAGCACCCTACAAACAGTTAGGTGTAAAAGGCACAAGCATTGAAGGCTTTGATGTTGATAAGAGTGTGTGCAAGACACTACGCAAGCCAGAGGAAAAACTTAAAGAGTTTGCTAAAGCAGGCAAGGTGCAGTTACGTAAATTTCTTGAAGATATTAGAGCAACTGAAACCAAACTCAACGGTAGAATCAGCGCAGATGTGCTATTACTAAAAGTTGCCTAAAATCACCGTCCTGTTGGCTAAATAAGGTTAACAGGACTTTTTTATGGCTACAGACAATACAGTAATTGTTCCCGACTTACAGACTGACGGCAGTGTAAGGACGCAAAATCTTGGCATGGCTGGATTTATCAGCCAGGAAAGTGCCATTGCCGCTAACGAACAAATACAAACACTCAATCAACTACGTAACGAAATGATTGACTACATTCGTTTGCGTTTAGGCGATCAAATCGTTGACGTTGAGTTAGATAAAGAACACTATGATTTGGCTATCAAACAGGCCCTGACCAAGTATCGTCAACGTGCTCAAAATAGCACAGAAGAAAGTTATGTATTTTTGGATCTAATTCCCAATGTACAAGAATACATCTTACCCAACAACATTATGGAAGTGCGCCAAATCTTTCGTAGAGGAATTGGTAGTACAACTGGAACAACCGCTAGTCAGTTCGAGCCATTTGCTTCAGGTTATTTAAACACCTACATGCTGGTAGCAGGACGTGTGGGTGGTTTGACCAACTACGAACTGTTTACTGCTTACCAAGAATTAGCCATGACCATGTTTGGTGGTTATATTAACTTTAACTGGAACCGTGTAACTAAGAAATTAACTCTAGTTCGTAAGATTCCCTACGATGGTGGTACTGATGTTAAACCAACTGCACTAACGGCTGCTAGTACATCCGTTGGTGCAGTGATTACAATTACACTGCCTACCAGTGCTACTAGTTTTCAAACAAATCTGCAGGTAGGCGACAGTGTTTATATACAGAGTTGTCCAGTACAGGGGTATAGCAGTCAGTATCGTGTAGCAAGTGTAAACGACGATAGAACAGTTATTACAGTGCTGGCAAATCAAACACTAGGCGCCACTTCAGTGACAGGTACTGACTTGGCTTCAACAACTTTTTTTATACCAGAACCATTCTACGATGGTAATGCACTAGAAAGTGTACTGCTTTGGGTTAACAACTACAAACCAGACAGTATGCTACTGAGTGATCCTCAGGTTTATCCTTGGTTGCAAGAGTATGCTTTGGCATTTACAAAATCTATTTTGGGACAGGCACGTGGTAAGTTTGCCAGTATTGCAGGCCCACAAGGTGGAACTACACTTAATGGTGCCGCACTATTACAAGAAGCAACCGCAGAAATGGCTCAACTTGAGGATGAATTGAAACGGTATATTGATGGATCGCAACCGTTGACATGGGTCACAGGTTAATGTATAATAAGGACTCTTAGGAGTCCTTTTTCATGATTATTGGAATTTGTGGTTTAATTGGTGCTGGCAAAGACACTGCCGCAGACTATTTGGTGAATTGGCACGAGTTCAGGCGCGACAGTTTTGCCGCAACCCTCAAAGATGCCGTCAGCGCAGTGTTTGGTTGGGATCGTGAACTGCTAGAAGGACGCACCAAAGCCGCAAGAGAATGGCGTGAACAGATAGACACTTGGTGGGCCAATCGTTTGGACATGCCAGATTTGACCCCACGCTGGGTATTACAATATTGGGGCACAGATGTATTCCGTAATCATTTCCACCAGGATATTTGGATTGCTAGTTTAGAAAATAAACTGCGTCAAACCCGAGACAACGTAGTAATCTCAGACTGTAGATTTTTAAACGAAGTTGAAAGTATTCGCAGGATTGGCGGCAGAGTAATCAGGATTGTTAGAGGGCAAGATCCAGAGTGGTTTCATTTAGCACGAACTAGTCCACAAAATATGCTAGATCGGTATCCCGGAGTACATGCCAGCGAATACAGTTGGGCGCCTACAGAATTTGACCACATTGTGGAAAACAACGGCACTATCGACGAATTATACTGTGAACTTAAAAATCTGGTATAATAGGACTTTCACGCCATAAACTGTTAGATTGGTGTAATTCAACTCTACAATTTAAGCACACCGTTTTTAAATTAAACTCTCCAACATTCTTTAAATTACCGTCTAAATGAAATACCGACATTTGTTGTTCGGGATATTTGGATCTAAAACCGCACTTATCACAGACTGGTTTTTTTCTGTACCCTGCTTTGTACCAAGCAGGAACTGACTTTATTTTCTTTCCTTTACGTAAACAACTTTCGCAGAGTTTTCTGTACCTTGTTTTACCGTTACTGTGATAGTTAATTGCTGATAAATTTAGGTTGCAGGTCTGGCATAAAGGTCTTTTCATAAAGTTATTTAACTGTAAAACCTTTCGAAAGGGTGTTCAAACTGGTGATATTTACTGACTTCCGATAAATATCTTTATAAGTTTTATGAGGAAGTGAAACATGGCACTAGTTTCTCCAGGCGTACAAGTCAGTGTAATTGACCAAAGTTTTTACGCACCAACACAATTAGGTTCTGTTGCTTACATTTTAGTAGCAACAGCACAGGATAAAGTTGCACCAGGAGGCACAACAATTGCTCCTGGAACCGAAGTAGATAATGTAGGAACTATCTATAACATTACAAGTCAGCGTGACTTAGTAACAACTTTCGGAACCCCAACTTTTAAAACAACTGCAAGTGGTAGCCCTATTAACGGAGATGAGCAAAACGAATATGGATTGTTAGCTGCTTACAGTTTATTAGGTATTAGTAATCAAGTTTACATACAACGAGCAAATGTTGATGTAGGAGCACTTACCGGAACTACATCACGTCCAACGGCTGAACCCGCTACTGGAGCACTGTGGCTTGATTCTGCTAATACAAATTGGGGTGTTTACGAATGGAACGCTACTACACAGGCATTTTCATCGCAAAATGTAATCGTAGTTAACAGCAGCAGTGACTTAGTAGGCAATGTCACACCAAATGTAGGAATTGGCGCAATTGGTCAATATGCAGTAAACACAATTGCAAACACTAGTCCAATTTACTATAAAACATATGATAATACTTGGCAACTAGTTGGTAACGTAGGTTGGGAAGCTAAAATTCCAACAATTACCGGCACAACAGCCAGTGCTGGTAACGTAATTACTGCTAACAGTAATATTACAATTAACACCACAAACGTTACAGTAGCAATTAATGCAAACTTGACAACTGTGGCTAGTAATATTAACTCTGCTGCGATTGCAGGTGTTACTGCTCGTGTAAACAGCAGTAACCAATTAGTAATTCAAGTTACAAGATTAAGTGAAAGCGATGGTGCAACTGCAGATGGTAAAATTGCAATCAGCAATGGTAATAACACACCTCTTACTGATTTAGGTATTACTGCTGGTACATATAATGGACCTTCAGTTCAAATAAGTCCTTACTACACTGTTCCAGAATTTAATAGTGCTAACTTAGCTGCAGGCACAGGTAGACCAACTGGTTCTGTTTGGCACAAAGCCAGCAGAACAGGTTCTGGTTTAACAATTTCTCTTAAAGAATACAATGCCAGTACAGATACTTGGACATCTATTACAGCAAATGATTATGCAAATGTATTTGCAGCGACATTTGCATTAGATCCAACAGGCGGTGGCTCAAATCTAACACAAGGTTTGGCGTTTGCACAGTACGATCCATTTGGAACTACAGAGCCGGGCGCCCTTGTTTGGTATCGTGATGGTACAGGAGCAATGACCATTACTGGTAACACAACTTCTCCAACTGCTGGGAATGTTGGAGCATCATTTACATTAGCCACTCGTGCAAATGCAAGATTGGCAAATGTAACAACCTACACAGTTACAATTACAACTGCTACAGTAGCAGGATTTGTTGATGCTGTTAGTGCTGCAAGTATTCCAAATGTTACAGCAAACATTAGCAGTACAGGTGCAATGACTATCACTCACGATCAAGGTGGTGATATTGAGCTTGTAGATGGCGCTGGCACACCATTGGCCAACGTTGGAATTGCAGATGCCGGAGCTACAAATGTATATTACACTCATAGTAACACTAACACACAAACATCTACAATAATTGGTAGTTTGTGGAAACCTGCTGATAGAAAAGACTATGAAGTAAGTGCAACAGAAATATCAGATGCACCAGCAAATAACACATACTGGTACTATAATACACCAAGTCGTGCTGATATTATGATTAGTAATGGTAGTGCTTGGGTAGGCTACAGAAATCTAAGCAGTGACATTAGAGGTTACGATTTAACAACCACAAACAGTACAGGTCCAATCATTAGTGCAACTGAGCCAACACTACAAGATGACGGCACAGCACTTGTTTACGGCGATTTGTGGATTGACACTAGCGATTTAGAGAACTATCCTGCAATATACAGATGGCAAGCAGTTGCCGGTGTTGATCAATGGGTACAAATTGATAACACAGATAACACAGGAACTGATGGTGTTGTATTCGCAGATGCTCGTTGGAGTACCGCTGGAACAGTAGACCCAGTACTTGACGCTATTCCAACTATTCAAACACTTAGCACAAGTAACTACGTAGACTTAGATGCTCCTGACCCAGCATTTTATCCACGTGGTATCTTGTTGTTTAACACAAGAGCAAGTGGTTTTAATGTCAAACAGTACAAAACAAATTACTTTACTGCTGCTGCATATCCAGGCGAAAGCATTCCAGCAGTTGCCAATACTTGGGTAACTGCAAGTGGATTTGACAGCACAGGTATTGTACCAAACTTTGGACGCCAAGCACAACGTGGAGTTATTGTTGCTGCACTTAAGAGCGCAATTGACAGTAGCACTGCACTACGTGAAGACAGCAATTCATTTAACTTAATTGCTTGCCCAGGATATCCAGAGTTGATTCCTAACATGGTGGCACTAAACGAAGACAAAGAAAACGTTGCCTTTGTAGTAGGTGACACCCCAATGCGTTTAGCAGCTACTGGCACAGCAATCCAGGCCTGGGCAGACAACACCGCAGGTGCAACTGCTACAGGCGAAGATGGTTTGAATACCAGCAGTCCATACGTTGGATTGTACTATCCAAGTGCGTTGACAAATGACTTAGCAGGCAATCAAGTAGTTGTTCCGCCAAGTCACGTAGCGTTGCGTACAATTGTTAAGAGCGATAATATCAGTTATCAATGGTTAGCACCGGCTGGTACACGTCGTGGTTTAATTGACAATGCAACCGCTATTGGTTATGTAGATGCAAATAGCGGACAGTTTGTAAGTATTGGCGTAAGTCAAGGAATACGTGATGTGTTGTATGAAAACAATATTAACCCATTCACAAACTTACCTGGTACTGGGCTTGTAGTATACGGCCAAAAAACTATTGCTGCAGCTCCAAGCGCACTTGACAGAATTAATGTTTCAAGGTTAATTAACTTCTTACGTAATCAACTTAACATTATTGCTCGCCCATTTGTGTTTGAACCAAATGATCCAATCACACGTAACGCACTATTAGCAGTTGTTAATAGTTTACTAAATGATTTGATTGCTAAACGCGGTATTACAGACTATCTAAGTGTTTGTGACACTACAAACAATACGCCAGAGCGTATTGCAAGAAACGAACTGTATGTAGACGTTGCTATACAGCCAACTAAGGCAGTAGAATTTATCTACATACCAATTAGATTGAAGAACCCAGGAGAAATCCAGGACGGCAATCTAGCAGCGGTACAGAATCCAGGAACAGGAGCATAAGACATGGCAGTATCATCCTTAACAAGATTTACAGTACCCTTAGGTGGAGACCAAAGCGCCTCTACCCAAGGTCTGTTGATGCCAAAGTTACAATTCAGATTTAGAGTCAGTTTTGAAAACTTTGGCGTCAGTAATCCTAAAACAGAATTGACCAAACAGGTAATGAGTTTTGCAAGACCACAGGTTACATTTGACCCAATTGATGTACCTGTGTACAACAGTCGAGTTTATTTGGCAGGACGTCCAGTGTGGTCAATAGTATCTACTACACTGCGTGACGATGCTGGCGGCAACGTAACACGTCTTGTTGGCGAACAACTACAGAAACAGTTTGACTTTATGGAACAGGCCAGTGCCAGCAGCGGTATTGACTACAAGTTTATTACCAAACTGGAAATGCTAGATGGTGCCAATGGTAACATTGAACCTGTTGTACTAGAAACATGGGAAATGTATGGTTGTTTTCTAACCGATGTTAACTATAACGAAGCAAACTACGAAAATAACGCACCAATGACTATCACTATGAGCATACGTTACGACAATGCTATACAAACAACTACACCTGGTGGAGTTGGTAATGATGTTGGTCGTACCAATGGTGCAGTAATTACAGGTTAATAATAAACTTACCGTGACGAAGACCCACTTACGAGTGGGTTTTTTCGTGAATAAATATTATATATGGCTACTCTTTATAACAGCGATTTAAAACCTTTGGAGTCTGGTGATTATACACACTACTATGACCATGCCACTAAGCTCTTCCTTGCTGACAACTTCAGGCTGGCACCTAAACAAAGTTTTCTTTATTACGTTAGCATAAATGTAGATATAAGCGCATTGCAAAACTTGTTGGGACAGTTAGGACAAGAAGGAACAAGTAGTCAAACGTTAATAGAGCAATATGAAACTGGCTTATTAGCAAAAAGAGTAGAACTTCCTAGATTCACAGTAAACACTAGTACTTTAAATGCTTACAATAGAAAAAACATTGTTCAGAAAAATTTAAGATACGATCCTTTAAGTATTACATTCCATGATGACGCTGCGGATACAGTACTGAAGTTTTGGAATGATTTTTATACTTACTATTACAGGGACAGTGATTACAATCAAAACTTGTACACAGTCCCTCACAAATATGAAGCAAGATTAAATGATGGATGGGGTTTCAGTCCAAGAAACGCTAACTTAAAACCATTTTTAAGAAATATTCAAATTTTCAGTTTACACAATAAACGTTTTACAGAATATCTTCTTGTTAATCCAATAATAAGTTCTTGGCGGCAAAGCGAGCATAACAGTTCTGAAAGTAATGCATTAATGGAAGCAACCATGACTGTTGAGTACGAAACAGTCAAATACAGAACAGGTTTTGTAAATCCAGTTGATGTAAACGGATTCGCAGTATTACATTATGATAATACTCCAAGCCCTATAAGCAACAGCGTAACAAATATCTATACCGATGCAGGCTTGCTTGGTGCCTTAACAGAAGGAAGTACAGATTTAGCAAGACCAGACACAACAGGCAGTGGGTCTGGTTTACTGGGAAGCATTCTTAGTGCTTATAGATTTTATAATAACCTTAAAGATACAAATTTTAAAGATTTGGGTGGTTTAGTACTGGGTCAAATAGGCGCCCAAGTTTTAGGCGGTGCAATTAACGGTGCAGCACAAAATGTGTTTTTCCCAACTCTTTCCAGCACGCCTGGGTATGGCACTTCTACAGCGACATCGGGTGTTTTAAGTCCTCCAGCATCTACCCAAGGGTATAGCCCTTACAGTAGTCCACAACCAAGTGGAGCAGTAACAGTTAACAATCAAGCAGCAGCAGTTGTTACTGGAGGTAGTGCAAGTTTTGTAAATTCTATTTTAAATAATTATACAAGAGGAGTTGCAACAAATTCTCCAAAGCCTGCGAATCCAGAAAGCACAGCAAATTATCAACTTAGATCTGTTTCTGACAACATCAGTTTAGATGCAAGAAGTGCTCAACCAGCTACAGATGAAATTACTAGTGTTGTTTATGATCAAGTAACAGGAGAAGAACTTACAAGATTTCAAAATGTTGGCAACCAAGCCGGCGGATTTGACCCTACCGATCCTAACAAAAATGCTGAATTTATTGTTGTTTCAACAGATCAAAGTAAAGGAACCTTGACAAGAAGACAGTACACTAATGGGGACGTTGTCTTGTTTAATGAAGATGGTTCCGTTAATACTATTCAACGAGGATTCAAGAGCGGGTCTGGCAATTTTAATACTAATCCTCCTAATACACGAGATCAAGCTGCAGCCGGACAAGTTATAAATCCAACTAGCGTGCAGTACTATACAGATCCGACCACAGGTATCACAAGGGTTGTTAATGGAGGAGTAAGTGGTCTGTTTAGAAACACTCTGTCCGGCGCAATAGGTGGCATTACTGGGTTATCCGTGGGAAGTGCATTATATGGAGGAATATCTGACGCTTTCGGTGGCGGCATTGTAGGTAAAACTATTGGAGTTGGTCTAGGAGGTTCTATAGGTACAGGAGTAGGAATAGGTGTTAATAACTTGGTCCAGACCGGCCTTAATAAAATACTCGGCACACCTACTCAAACTTTTAATCCTGCCACTGGGCAAATTCAAAACGCTGGAGCAGGCCTGACAGGCAGTGGAGGCTATGATTCTAGAAATCCAAGTAGGAATATTGTTACATACTCTGATAATGGTAATGGCACGACAACTGTTCAGACAGTAAATGGCGGCACAGGTATTGTAGATAACTTAACAAATAGTCTGCAAAGTTTTACAGGAGGAGTTGGAAATGCTATTAGTAATTGGCTTGGAACTCCTGGCATAAATCAAGATGCAGCAGTGTTACAACCTCCCGCCGGAACAGGGTTTTGGACAGATAGTTCCGGTAGCCCGATCACTACCGCATTAGGAGATTCGATTTATTCTGGTTTTACTAACAGCGGCCCAACTAACATTTTAAATCAATCTGTAGTAGATAATTTTGGTGCAGTAGATATGGGCCCAAGTTATGATCAGACATTTTTGTCATCTTATGACAATATACACAACTGGAATTTTTCATAATTAGGAATATGTTATGGCAGACACGACTTACAATCCTCAACAGCCAAGTAATTTAAACACAACGGCTACAAATCAGACTACACGATATTTCAATAATTTTTTTCTGCCTCAAAACACTGTAAGTTCTAATACCAACGATGCTATTGTAAGTTTCTTTGAACAACAGTCCGGCAATGCTGAAAGTGCAAGATTATTAGCACAGGCAGTAATCGACACAGCATTTGCGCAAAGAGAGGATCCTTTGGATGTGTTAGATCAATTTAGAAATCTAACAAACAATGAGTTAAATGCTTTTCTAGCACTTTACCTTAACACAAGCAGAGTTCCTACAAGTTTCTTAGGTTTACAGTCTACTGCAAGAACAAGCCCATACGTTTCTCGTACAATTTTGACATGAGTAAATATGCACAAGGCAAATTTCAAATACAAAATCCCAACAAGTACATAGGCAAAGGTACGCCTACATACAGAAGTAGTTGGGAATTTGCTTTTATGCAGTTCTGCGATAATAACCCTGCAGTGCTACAATGGGCCAGTGAAGCCATACACGTTCCTTACAAAAATCCTTTTACAAACAAAAATACAATTTACGTACCTGACTTTTTGGTAATTTATGTGGACAAAAACGGCAAGCGCCATGGCGAAGTTATAGAAGTTAAACCCAGTAAAGAAACTACAATGGAAGCCGCCAAAACTGTTAAAGACAAAGCCGCAGTAGCACTGAACATGTTTAAATGGGAAGCAGCTCGCCATTTTTGCAAAGCACATGGCCTAGTTTTTAGAATAGTCAACGAACAAGACATTTTCCACGGAACCAAAAAACGTTAAATAGTAACATGACTAAGAAATTAGAAGAACTATTTAATCTGTCAGAGCCTGAAGACAACGAGCCTGAACAAACTGTTAGCCCAGAAGAAGCCCGTGCAGCCATCGAAGCAAATCGAAGCGAACTTGCAGACATAGACACTGCTATCGACAAAATTGATCAAGCACTGCCCACGGTACGAGACCTAAGTGCCAGTGACCAAGAGATGGACGAACTGGCAGAACTAGCCAAGGACAAGTTCAATGACCTTATGGATTTGGGTATGAACATGGAAGCACGTTTTAGCGGCACAGTGTTTCAGACTGCTGGCACATTGTTGGGGCATGCTATTACTGCCAAGCAGGCCAAGTTGGACAAAAAACTGCGTATGGTAGACTTGCAGTTGAAAAAAATGCGGTTGGACCATCAGATTAAGAAAGATCAGCAGACAGGAGACGTGCCAGAGCACGTTGAAGGGCAAGGAGTAGTGCTTGATAGAAATGCACTCTTGGCTGAAATTTTGAATAAACCCCGGCATTAATTAGTCAAAAACGCTAAATATCGTATAATAGGAACAATTATGAAAAGTTTTAAAGCCTATCTAACAGAATCAACACGCACCTATGATTTTAAGGTGCGTATTGCAGGCGACCTTACAACAGAAGATGTTGATAAGATTAAAGTTGCACTTGAACAGTACAAAGTTGTCAGTGTAAGCAAACCAAAGAGTTCTCCAATTCACGAAACAGAACTATTTCCCAACATGGGCCCAGTGGCTATTAATGTAATGGAAGTCAGTGTTGCTTATCCTGCAAGAGATGACATGATCCGTGCAGTCATTAACACAGGTGCTGGTATCAGCGCAGACAGAATTCGTGTTAACGGTCCTGACGGTGCTTTTGAAAGCATGCTGGCAGGCACAGAGCAGAGCAATCAACCAACAGATGCTCCAGTGCTTGAAACACCAGAAATGAAAGCAGCCGAAGTACCCAAAGATTTTACTGGCGATGCACGTATCCCTAGTTTGATTAAGGAACTAGAAGAAACAAAGAAATATGAATATCCCGAAGCAGCAGGCGGTGACACACCTGCAGCACAAACCACTAACGAGTTGCCAGTAGGTGAACTTAGTGCAATGGGCAGTACAAAACCAAATATACCTGACCCAATGAAAATGAAAGCAGGTAACGGAAAGTAAAACTATGAGCAGCAACATCTATGACATCTTAAACAAGTTTAGCAGTTTAGAACAGCAACCTGAACCTAAGGTAGAACAAAAACTTCAGGTAAAATCTAAATTGCAAGAAAGCATTGATAGCCTAAGTGAAAAATGGGCAGGAGATGCAGAAGTCAAACAAACAGGACAGTATGCAGACAAAACTACTGGCGAACTTAAAAAGATGTTAGGTAGTTTGCACAAAAGTGGTCCACACAAGCGTGGTAGTGCAGAAGACAAAAAACAAAAACAAATTAACTTTGCCTTAAGAGCCAAAGGTGGTTGGAAAAAAGGTGAAGGCGCTGCAATGAAAGAAGAAGGTGTGGCGGAAGGCAGCGGGGATAAAAGTTTTGAAGACATGAACCGTGCTGAACTGTTGGACTATTTGAACATGAGTCCAAAAGAAGCAGCCGACATGACTAACAAAGACCTGCGTGATGCCTGCGAAGAAAAAACCAAAGATGTCAGCGAAGTAGCACCTCCCGGCGCTAAAGCAGAACGTATGGTTAAGCATATTAAAAAGAGTTATGCCAAAGACGGCAAACTAACAGACAGAGAACGCGGCATCGCTTATGCTACAGCCTGGAAAGCACACAAAGCAGGTAAAGTAGAAGAAGCAGCCCAAGCACTTAAAACTCTTGTTGATGCAGGAATGACAGCAGAGCAAATCACAGAAGGTTGGGATGACATGCTTAAGGCCGTTGAGAAAAAGCACAAGCAGGATAAAGAAGAAAAAGGCACTGGTAAATTTGATAAAAAGAAAATATCAACAGGCACAGTATATACACGCAAGTATGATGCTGATGGCATAAGCAACACAGATGATGAAGTCAAACCAGAAGGTGAAAAACGTAAGCGTGGACGTCCTAAGAAGAATGCTTTTGAAAGCAAGTCTACTGTAGAGAAAATGATCTCCGAAGCATATGAAGATGGTGTACAAAAATTCATAGTAAAAGGCGATGATGTTCTTGGAAAAGATCCAGACAAAATGTCTGCATTTGACAAGATTAAAGCAGGAGTCAAAAAAGTAGCCAATGTGGTTGCCCCAGATGACGAAACACTACTAAAAGATTTAGAAAAGAAAACATTTGGTGAAGAAGACGAAGTAAGCCCACGTGAGCCAGAGGACATGAAAGAAGACAGTCAACTGTCTTATGAACAGGACCTGCTTAAGAAGGCTGTCGGCGATCAAATGTACAACGAAATCGAAGCAGGCATGCAGGATTCGAATTTTAATTTGACAGCTAATGAACCATTGTATCATGCACTGTATGACTATTATACAGACAATGGGGAAATGCCCTACGATGTAGCAAAAGCACGTACAGGTACTCCTGATGAGTGGATCATGAACAAAATGCAGGAACTGTTTGGCAGCACAGACCAAGAACAACAAGGACCAGAGGACAGCAACATGGATAAAGAACTAGAAGAAATGATGAGACTTGCAGGTATGCAAGCAGAAACAAAAATGTCAGAAGCAGACATGGAAGAAGGCAATGAATTTACTGCTGCCCGTGTTGCTGCTATCAAGGCAGGCAAAGACAGTTTTACTGTAGATGGCAAAACTTATAAAGTAACTGGTGACACCAGCGACGAAAAGAAAATGGAAGAAGCAGTCACCGAAGGCGAAGAGTGTCCAAAATGCCACTGCGATCCCTGTGAGTGTGATGACGACGACGACAAAGAAAAAATGGACGAATGTGGCCCAGGCTATGAAATGGATCAAGGTCAAGAAGGTCGCATGAACGTCAGCACCAACATGAGCAGCGACGGTAACAAGAGTGTTACTATTAGTGCAGAAGGTGAAGCCGCAGAAGAACTAATGCAGATGTTGGCACTTGCTGGTATGAAAGCCAAACAGCCAATGCCGCAAGAAGAAAATGTACATCAGCAAATGGCTGCAGTTGAGGAAGAAAAAGATCCTCGCTATCAAGCCAATACAACCCCTGAAGAGGAAGTCATGCCTGTACAGACACAGACCAAAGGTGGCAACGGTGAAGTAGCAGGACAAGAGAAAAAGATGCACAAAGATGGCGCTGCAAGATTTAGCGACAACCCACTTGCAATGAAAGAATCTCAAGATGATTTAAGCAACATGGGTCGTGACCTAATGAAGCAGTACAACTCAATTAAGGTACAAAAATGAGAGCAAACCAATTCTTAGAATCCATCAGCGTTGACGATAATTTTGATATCGAGTTTGACAACTTTGTTATTGAAAGCAGTGTTGTAGGTTTTACAGAAGATGGTGTAGTCATTGAAGCAGACAGCAAAGCACTGGCACTATTAGGTGTTAGCGGTGCTTTGTTGGAAGCAGAGTATCAAGGTCGCAAGGTTCCATTGGGTAAACCGATGAGAGGCGATGTGAAAAAATTCAAAGTCTATGTAAAGAATCCCAAAGGTAATGTAGTGAAAGTTAACTTTGGTGATCCTAACATGCGTATTAAAAAGTCTAATCCAGCAAGGCGTAAAAGTTTTAGAGCCAGACACAACTGTGCCAATCCTGGCCCAAGACATAAAGCACGCTACTGGTCATGCCGCAAGTGGTAACATGAAAATCCGTGACATAATTACAGAAGAAAAAAGTCAGGCAGGCATTACTAAACGCCAGCAAGAAGCCACACGGGGCCTCCATAGATTCAAGGACAAAGACAACCAAGACAGAGTCTATGAATTATATCGTGTTATGTTGGCCGCTGCTTGTTTAGACGGAGATAATGAATTACCTGACCATGTTGATCCAGAAAGTTGGGCAGGAAGGTATAATATTGCTGCTCCTTTGACTCCCCAGGAACAAAAAATGCTTAAACAAGCATATAAAGAAATCGGTAGTACTTATGTGGACATTAACAATGGTGATCTACGCAGTATGGAATTAGGTTCTGTTAATAAAAAGAGTCCTACTGCTAAACCCAAAAAGAACAAATACGGTGTATAATGGACGAAGTACAAGAAATTAAAATGCTGGCAGGCATTAGTAATCGTCCTCAATGGCAGGAATATAACCCTGTCCATGAAAAGAACATGAGTTACACTGGCACCGAAAAATCTCGACTAATGAAAAAACATAAAATTAAACCAGGAACTGATGCCTGGTTTAAACTTTGGTTCTCTAAGCCATATATGACAGGCGAACGTCCTATTTAACGGGCACAGTCAATCCCAAATATTGATACCAACTATCGTGCGGCACATGTACTGCTCGCATTTTCCATTTGTTAATTAAATGAAAGTGATCGGGTCTAAACGGTTTACGCAATGGTTTCCAAGTCTTAGTGCCTTTTTTATGATTGCAGGGCTTGCAGGCAGTTACACAGTTTTCCCATACAGTTTTTCCACCTTCTGCTCTGGGTACCACATGGTCAATAGTTAGTTCTTTTGCTTCAAACGTGTCTGAACAATATTGGCATTGATATAAGTCACGCAGAAACACATTAGTCCTACTAAACTTTGCAGCCTTTTTGAACTTAAAATAGTCTTTGGTAACACAGACAGCAGGAACTTTCATGGTAATGTATTCACTATGAATGTCCCAATCTTCGTATTCTTCTAATACAGTAACTCTGTCTAAAAAATATAGTTTGATAGCGTGTTGCCAACTAATAACACTTAGGGGTAGTACACTAATTGGATTGTAATCGCTGTTTAACAGTAGCGTAGTTGACAATTAAAACCTCACAGGGTTAGTTCATAAAT